TGACGCGTTCGTGTGCATGTGCGGGGCCGCGAAACCGGGCGCGCCGGCGTATGTGTTCCATGCAGACACCGAGGGCGTGAACTTCCGCGAGGCGTTCCAGGCGGCGGGCTTCTACCTGTCGCAGGTGTTGGTGTGGGTGAAGTCCTCGCTGGTCATGGGGCGCAGCGATTACCACTGGCGCCATGAACCGATCCTGTACGGCTGGCGGGCGGACGGCTCGCACAAGTGGTACGGCGCTCGGAAAAAGACCACCGTGCTGCCGGACGGCGGCTGCGTTTCGGTGCAGCGCCGGGAGGATGGCGACGTGATCACGTTCTCGGACGGACTGCACGCAATCTCGATCCGGGCGAAGGAATATGAGGTGCTGGATGATGGCACCGGCGCGCTGGATTCCGCAATCTACTTCGAGAAGCCGACGGCGAACGACCTACATCCGACCATGAAGCCGGTGGGCCTGATCGCCAAGCTAATCAGAAATTCCAGCCGGCGCGGCGACCTGGTGCTGGACCCGTTCGGCGGCTCCGGCTCGACGCTGATCGCCTGCGAGAGCGAAGGCCGGAAATCCTGCGCGATGGAGTTGGATCCGTTCTACTGCGACCAGATCGTGAAACGGTACGTTGAATTCACCGCGCGGTCGGACGTGTTCCTGCTCCGCGGTGGGCAGAAGATTCCGTTTGCGGAGGCGGGGCTTTCATGAACGAAGCCGAGGACATCCTGAGCATGCTGGGCGGTCAATCGTCCGCGGACATCCTCCAGCTTATGGCGGAGGACGAGCCAGGCGAGGCGCCCGACGAAGCGGCGGAGGGCGCAGCGCCGTCCGGCGCGCTCTTGAAGATGGAGGCGAAGCGCCGGGTGTGCTTCGACCTGACCCGGTCCATGCACACACTGCTCCGCTTCCTCGAAAACCCGCCGGCGCCGGGCGAGTGCTTTAAGCTGCTGTCCGATGCGGGCGGCTGGTCATCCTGCTCCCTGATCATGTGGCTTGCACAGAAAGAGCCGATCATCGACCTGTACTGCTCGACGTTCCGCGTCGGCACAAAGGAGATCGGCCAGCTGGAGCGGCTTCATGAAGCGGGGCTGATCGGCAGCGCGGCGTTCGTGCTGTCCGGGCTGGTTGGATGGGACGATTCGCGCAAGTCGGAGAAGTACGACTACTACGCATTTTTTAAGGCGGTATGTGAGCGAAACGGCTGGCGGTACGCGAGCCTGAAAAATCATAGCAAGGTGATTCTGGCGCGCACGGCCGGGGCTTGGTACGTGATCGAAACGTCCTCGAACCTGAACGAGAACCCGAAGATCGAGCAGTTCTCGTTCGAGAATGACGCGACGCTCTTTGAGTTTTACAGGCGAAACCTGTTTGAGGGGGGACTGATGACTAACAGGTTATCTGGCTTCACAAATACAGAAACTCCCATGATCGACCAAGAAGGAAAGCCGGAGATCCCGAGGGGAACAGAATACTGGACCTTTTCTGGGATATCGGGGGCTATGGTGTTGAGGGCTTGCCTTTGAACGCGTTAATTTTTACTTTGGCTCATGAACTTTTGTCTCGCTGCAATGTGTATCGGTATTCACTTCTTGTTCAACCACGCGTTGAATGAATGGAAGAACTAAAATTGATGCCAAACCGAACGGCATAAGCACTTCAACAGTAAAACGTATTATATAGCTAAGTATAGATCCGCAAAACCGTGGCTGTATGCTCATTATGGCGCCAGTTATTATTGAATACTCTACACTTTGTTTGAGATACGAACTAATCAAAGACGACATAGCATTGAAGATCACTATTACAAAAATAGTGTGAACGAACCGCCATTGGAGCAGAATTTTTCTTCCACAATTATGGCACTGGTAAATACGGCGTCCCTCATTATTCTTAATATGCGTATTCTTAAATATCCAGTGTCTACAGGCGCTCATTCTTATGCCATCCTTTTTCGGGCATTCCCTTCTACTGAGAACATCAGTATTCTAGCACCTAGATCATTGTCCTGTCAACAATTGTAAATTGTCCGCTTAATTTCTTCCGGAGGTGATGGCTGATGGCGGTTGGCAATAAAGGCGGTCGGCCGCGTAAGCCGACGGCGCTGCATCTGCTGAATGGGAACCCTTCGAAGATTCCTGATCTGGAGCAGCGTGCTGCGGCCGAGCCGAAGCCGCAGGAATTCACGCCTTCCACCGTGCCGGAGCCGCCGGAGTACATGCCGGATTCCGCCAAGGAATGCTGGCGCGAGAACGCGCCCATGCTGGCGGCGACACACCTGCTGACGGTCGCGGACCTGAAGGCGCTGGAAGCCTACTGCATCATGTACGCGAACTTCCGGAAGATGGCGTCCGATCTGACGAAAGCGAACATGCTGGTTTACAAGCCGCACGCCGCGACGCAGCCAGGCAGCGTCTACTTGGACGAACTGCCACAGTCGCGGATGCTGCGTGCCTACGGGAAAGAGATGCGCGATTGGGCGCGCGAGTTTGGAATGACGCCGGCGGCGCGCGGTCGCATGGTCCTGCCGGATGCGCCGGGTGAGGTGGACGAAATGGAGAAGCTGCTGCGCGGCGGGTGATGAGGTGGTGACCCTTCGTGATCGATCAGGCAAAGGCCGAGCACATATTGCGGTTTGTGCGGCTCCTGAAAGACCCGAAGGGCGGCTCAATCATGAGCCGACCGTGCATCAAGTGGCTGCCGTGGCAGGAAAAGTTTTTCGTCGATATCTTCGCCACACTGAATGAGGACGGCACGCGGCAGTATCGCGAGGCGTTTGTCGAGATCCCCCGGAAGAACGGAAAATCGACCCTAGTAGCAGCATGCATGGTCTACCAGCTTTTCTGCTCGCCGGAATACGGGCAGGAGATTTATTCCGCGGCGAACGACCGCGATCAGGCGGCGCTGGTTTTCAACATGGCCGCGTCGATGATCCGGGCAAACGCGGCGCTGAAAAAGCGCTGCACGATTTACGACTCCACAAAGCGCATCGTGCGGCACGAGACCGAGTCCTTCTACAAGGCGCTGTCCCGTGAATCCGCAACGGCGCACGGTCTGAACCCGTCGTTCGTCATCTACGACGAGCTGCACGAAGCGAAGAACCGCGAGCTGTACGACGTCCTGAAGACGGGCATGGGCGCCCGGCGCGAGCCGCTGTTCGTGACGATCACGACGGCCGGCACCGACCTGCAGAGCCTGTGCTATGAGCTCTACCAGTACGGCAAAAAAGTACAGTCGAAAGAGGTCAAGGACCCGACGTTCTACCCGCTAATCTTCGAGGCGAACGAGGGCGACGATATCTGGAGCGAGCGCATCTGGCGCAAGGCGAACCCGTCCGCGGGCGCGTTCCGCGATCTGGAAGAAATTCGGGCCTACGCGCGGCGCGCGAAGCTGCTCCCGACCTTGGAGGTTTCCTTCCGCCACCTGTACCTGAACCAGTGGGTGCAGAACCTGACGCGCTGGATTCGCCGCGACGCCTGGAATGCGACGGCGGGCGAGGTGAAGTACGCCGACCTGCTGGGCATGAAGTGCTACGCCGGGCTGGACCTTGGCAGCACAGACGACTTCTGCGCGCTGGTGCTGGTGTTCCCGTTCGAGGACGGGACGTTCACCGCGCTGCCGTTCTTCTGGATTCCGGAGGAGCGGCTGAAGCAGCGCCGGAAGGGCGGCATCGATTTGCGGCCGTGGGTGCGCGCCGGCGTGCTGGAAGCGACGCCGGGCGAGGTCACGGATTACAATTTCATCCTCCAGCGCATCGAGGCGCTCCGGCAGGATTTTGAAATCCAGGAAATCGCGTTCGACCGGTGGGGCGCGGCGAAGCTGCGCGCGGACATCGAGAACGCGCTGTCCGGCTCCGGCACGACGTTGGTGCAGTTCGGCCAGGGCTTTGCGTCCATGTCAGCGCCGGCGAAGGAATTGGAGCGGCTGATCGTGGAGCACGGCATCCGGCACGGCCACCATCCGGTGCTGGACTGGATGGCCGAGAACGTGGTTGTCAAAATCGATCCGGCTGGGAACATCAAGCCGGACAAGGAAAAGTCGCCGGAGAAGATCGACGGCATCGTGGCGCTGGTGATGGCGCTCGACCGGGCGGTCCGCTGGCGGGAGAATCAGTCGGTCTATGAGACGCGCGCTCCGCGCGTCATTCGTTTTTAAGGGGGTGTGCGTATGGGCGTCAGATCTGCTGTGCGCAGCGCGCTGGACAAGATCATGCCGGGGCGCCAGCCGGGCGGGGCGATGCACGGCATGTACGTGCCGTCCGATGCCGGCGTTATGGTCGGCGAGGATTCGGCGATGCGGCTGGCGGCGGTCCAGGCGTGCGTGCGCGTGCTGTCTGAGGACATCGCGGCGCTGCCGCTTCAGGTCTACATGCGGACGAAGGACGGCGGCAAGGAGCGCGCTCGCTCGCATCCGTTGTGCTTCCTCCTGCACGACGAACCAAACAGCGAAATGACGGCGATGTCGTTCAAGCAGGCGATGATGGTCAATCTGCTGCTGGGCGGCAATGCCTACGCTTTCGTCGAGTACGACATGTCGGGGCGCGTGATGGCGCTCTGGCCGCTGCTGCATACCGACGTTACGCCGTACCGGGACACCAACGGGCAGGTGCGGTTCCACGTGCTGGGCCAGGACTTCTCGCGGTTTGAGATCCTGCACATTCCGGGCCTGTCGTATGACGGGCTGCTGGGCCTGTCGCCCATCGCGTATGCGCGGGAGGCTATCGGGCTGGGCATGGCGGCGGAGTCGTTCGGCGCGCGGTTCTTCAAGGACGGCACGCACCTGGGCGGCGTGATCAGCGTGCCGGGCGCGCCGATGAGCGATCCGGCATTCGAGCGGACGCAGAAGCAGTTCCGGGAGATGTACTCCGGCCTGAAGCGGTCGCATGGCGTGGCGATCCTGGAGCAGGGCGCGACGTACCAGGCGCTGGGCATCTCGCCGGAGGAGGCGCAGTTCCTCGAAACCCGGAAGTTCCAGCGCAGCGAGATCGCGGCCATGTACCGCGTGCCGCTACACCTGATCAACGATCTGGACCGGGCGACGTTCTCCAACATCGAGCATCAGGACCTGGGCTACCTGCAAAGGTCGCTCCTTCCGTGGATGCTCCGGTTTGAGCAGGGCTTCATGCGCGGGCTGATGACGGCCACCGAACGGCGCCGGTTCTTCATCGAGCATGAGACCGGCTCGTTCCTCCGGGGCGACACGAAGTCGCGCTATGAGGCGTACTCGCTGGGCATCAACTCCGGCATCCTGACACCGAACGAGGCGCGGGCGAAGGAGAACATGAACCCGATTGAGGGCGGCGACGAGATGCGCGTTCCGCTGAACGTCACGACGCCGGCCGCGACGAAGGAAAAGGAGCCGGGTGCGCGCTCGGACCCTTTCGGGCCGGCGGCGAGCGGCGCGCTGCCGGAAACGACCTAGACGCCGCACTTAATAGCTGGGGGCTGGACGCTGGCGCCTACGAGGCGCTACGGTCGGCGCTCTCCAAGTGGCTGAGCAATCAGGCGCAGGAAGTGATTCGGCTCGCCGAGCGGGTGCTGGGCTTCCGCTCAGGCGATTCCCTAACGCGCCTGCTGGAAGCGCTGAACGGCTACTACGCGGACCTGTCGCGGGTGATGCCGGAAAACCAACAGGCGGCAATTCGGGACATCGCGCAGACGGCCATGAACCGCGTCACGGCCAGCGTGGGCAAGTCGGCCGACGTCACTGAGGACTGGCTGTCCGGGTACCTGAGCCGGTATTACTTGGATGCGTCGCAGCGCCTGTGTAATGTGAACCTGACGCAGGTGGAGCGGATCATCGCGGGCGCCGATGGCGACGCGGTGAGCGCGTTGCGCTCGAAGCTGGGCGATTGGGGTGAAAAGCGTGCGGAAGTGATGGCGCGCCATGAGGCGGCGATGGCTCTGAACAAGACGCTGGTCGCTGGGTTCAAGCGGGCCGGGTATTCCTCCGTCTGGAAGGCTCCACCGGGTAGCTGCAAGATTTGCTTGGCGCTGCACGACCAAACGGTCACGACCTTGACGCCGCCGCTCCATAAGGGATGCGCCTGTACGGTGGACAAGGGTGAAAAATGTACACAGACTTGACGCTGGTGGGGTTAAGTGATATGATCATCACATCACTCCACCAGCATAACAGCCGCCGCCGAAATACGTAACCAGCGTGATATGCGCTTGGTAAGGAGGCGTTTTCGTGACCAAAGCTCAGATGAAAGAAATGATGAAACAAGCAATTGATCCACACAACATATGCCGTGTATTTTTGAAATACGACGTAAATTACCGCTATTATTTCCCGCTATTAGTAGGGGAACGACTATTCTTAGGTGCGGAGGAAGACGATTTCATACTCGATGGATTTCATATACGGAGGTTTCAAGACGTAGTAAAAACAGAACTAAAAGACGACGACAAATGTCTCGAAATTATTCTCTCTGAGGGAATCTTGGAAGGCTTGGTTACTCCGGACGTAGACATAACCGACTGGAGCACAGCTATCGCATCGCTACAAAAGATCGGTAAAAACGTTATAATTGAAATAAACAGCCTCATCGGAGAAAAATCTGAATTTTACATTGGCAGAATTGTAAAAGTGATGAAGAAGAAGGTCTTGTTCAGATGTTTTGATGCGGATGGAATTTGGGACGATGAATTATCAGAAATACCATTCTCGAAAATTACATCGATTATATTTGGAGCGAGGTATGTTGAGGTATTCTCAAAATATCTGCCGCCGTTATCCGATTAGATGTAAATCGATTGTCATGCTTGATTGGAGTTAAGTATATACGTATCTGGTTTGGTTTGACCGCTCTGAAAGGGGCGGCTTTTTTATGGAAATTTTTAAAGGACGGTGATGCTCTTGACTGGCAAGAAGAAGCACTTCATGGAGGAGCGCGCAAGGCGTCATTTCTTGATTCTGCGTTCTTTAATAGCTACATAGATTCTCGGCGTAATAGATAGAATCCACAACACAGCGGTAATCAACTGCATTATGCTTCTGTCTTTGGGTGCATTATTTCCCATGACGGCCAGAATGCTGAGAATAAGTCCTACCACGGAACTAATTAGCATGACAATGTCCAGCATCAACCATAAATTTCTCTTCATCGCCGATTCTCCTTGATCACAACCTTATATTGCCTTCAATCGCCAAAGCGATCATTGGCACAATCCACACGAGGGCAGCTATCAGGTACCTCCTAGACTTCATACTTTCACCTTTCCATAGAATTGTCGGCCTGCCGCGAGCATCTCCTTAACACGATTGTAAACTAAATTTGTTGCCTTGTCAAACCATTTTATGGTTCACCGCTCTGAAAAGGGCGGTTTTTTTATGAGAATTTTTGAAGGACGGTGATGCGCTTGACTGGCAAGACGAAGCCTGTCATGGAGGTGCGCGCGTTCGCTACGGAGGTGCGCGCTTCCCCTGCGGAGGACGGCTCCGGTGCGCTGCGTTTTGAAGGATACGCGGCGCTTTTCAATTCGTGGAGCCAGGACCTGGGCGGCTTCCGGGAGCAGATCGCGCCCGGAGCATTCTCAAAGTCCCTCCCCGCGGACGATATCCGCGCGTTGCTCAACCACGACAAGAACTACGTTCTGGGCCGCAACCGGTCCGGAACACTGGTTCTTTCGGAGGATGACCGCGGCTTGCGCTTCGAGGTGACGGCGCCGAACACGCAATGGGCGCGCGATCTGGCGGAGAGCGTGAAGCGCGGCGACATCAACCAGTGCAGCTTTGGCTTTCAGACGGTCCGGGATGACTGGCGGACGGCGGACGGCATCGATGAGCGCACGCTCATGGAGGTGCGCCTGTTCGACGTGTCTATCGTGACCTATCCGGCCTACCCGGACACGAGTGCAAGCGCGAGCGTTCGAAGCTGCGCGGATGTGCTGGCAGAACACAGAGAGGCGGCTCCGGCCGGCTCGCCTGCGCGCGTCAAGGTGATGCGCGAACAGATCAACCTGAAAATGAAGGAGATGGGTATTCATGAATGAGAAGATTCGGGCTTGGATGGAACAGCGCGCGACCGCTCTGACTCAGGCTCGCGCACTCCTGGACGGCGCCTATGCGGAGAACCGCGACCTGAACGCGGACGAGCAGCAGAAGTACGACGGCTTTAATGCCGAGTACGACGCGCTGACCGCGAAGATCAACCGGGAGCAGGCGCTGGCGGACCGCGAGGCGGGCGTGACCCGTTCCGCGAACGGCGAGCTGAACCCGAACCGCGGCCAGCAGCCGGGCCGCACCGACGGCCAGCGTGCCGATCCCACCGATGGCACCGAGTACCGTCGCAGCCTGCTTCGGTACATGGCGTATGGCGTGCAGGACGCCGGCCTGCGC